GGAAGATCGTTTTGTGAAATATCTGAACTATAATTTGAAGATACTGGTAAAGAATAAAAATTTTCTCCAAGGATATATGGAAAGGTTGGATTATTTAAACTATTAGTAGATATAAAATATGCGTATGTTCCTTCTGGATATTCTGGTGTTACGCAATATCTTCCATTATTTTCATCAAGTCTTGTTTTACCAGTAGTAATATTCTTTGTCCATGTATAGTCATCAATAAAGGTTCCTAATGGATAGGTTGCAATAGATGGACCATTTTCCCTTGAAGTTTTAATTGTATATCCAGATTGCATTCTTGCAATAGATGATGTAGGATCACCTGGATCAGAATATCCAAATGGTCCATAAATTGGATTACCATCAAAAGCATATCCTAGAATTTTTGAGTGATCCTTAGTTGCAGGTTCTTGTAATAGATTATTTAAGTTATCCCCAATCTTCGCTCTCAGTTTGAGTGGATTTGCAACTATGCCATAATGTTTACCAGTTGATGGATTATATGTATCAAATACATAACCATTTGCATCATCTAAAGAATTTTCAAGTTTTTTATATCTGTTCTTAACCCACTTTCTAATTTCAGCAGTTGCTGTAGAACCAGATCCTTGTGCTATAATATCTACAGATACTGTGTTCTTTCCATACAATCTACCTTTATTAATCTGTATAAATTCTGTAACTTGACCATCTTCTGATACTACAGACTCATATTCAGCAAAATTTCCTTTTCCATTAGAATCTGTAATTCTAACAATTGGAGGACTTGAATAATATTCTCCTGGATTTTCAACAACAATACTAGTAATTTCACCCTTTGTAACAATTGCTTTTGCAGTAGCATTTCTACCAGATGTAATAGTTACTTCAGGATCGTCTGTGTAAATTTCATTATTAATGATAGAAATTGAATTTACAGTTTCTCCAGATAGTACAGAAACAGCTTTGTTAGGTTGATTATTAATTAATACAAACGGAGATTTCTTATATCCAGATCCTTTTGCTGTAATATTAGTTTTTGTTATATAACCATATTTTACAAGATCGCTATCTTTGTGACTAAACGCCAGAGTTCCATCTACAAAAATACCAACGTCTCTATTACTAGTTTCATAAATTTCAGTAGTCTGTATTGGATTTTTTCTAATAATCCTTAAAACTTTAGGATCAAGAAGAGTTTCGTTATCAGTGACACTTAAAATATCATAAGATGGATAACTAGATGAACAAATGTAGTAAAACTGTTCATCTTCATAGATAGCAGAAACATCAGCAATAAAATCTTCTATTTGAGTTTGTAGACTCAAATTAGACGAAGAAGAAGGGGCAGTATTTAAATCATTTAAATACCACCTAATTGTTTCATCACTGGCATTAAAAATAACTCTATCTCTGGTATTAAATCCAGAATTTGTTATTTGAACACTATCACCCTTTGCTGCATATGGTAAAGAAATTGATGGTTTTAAATCATATAACGTGCCAAATACCATTAGCACAACATTATTATACTTTACAGGAGAAAAATCATATACAGCATCACCAACATTATGTGTTACTGAAGATGATCTGGTATCTACATAAAATTGTTTTACATTTTTTTCTTTAAATGTAAATGTTTCGTTACCAACAATAAATGATCCTTCTTTTTTCCATCCAACAGTTGATTGTACAGTAACTCTATCTCCTGCAGTCAAACTAGTTGAAATTTCTTCTTCTAGCTCAGTTCTTGAAGAAATTCTAAATTCTCCATTTACTGATTGTGGATTTAAAATTACTTCGTAAATTTGTTCGCCATCAGCACCACCAATTGGTCTTATATCATCTACAATAGCAGATGCATAAGGATAATTTTTATCATCTTGTATAATTTTATTTCCAATAAGACTAGATGCATTACCAGAAACAACTTTTACTTTTAATGAATATGATGTAACCCAATCTGATATTGAAGACTTTAACGTATAATCTCTTGGATTATATGTTGATGGAACATTATCTTCTTCTTTTGCAATAAGAGAATTGAAAACAAATTTAATTGAACTTTCAGTTCCTTTTGCTTTATAAAACTTTTGAATGTTTTTAATTAAAGTTCTTTTGTCTACATCTTCCTTAAGATACTTTTCAGGAAAAGAACCTAAGTATTGAGACTCAAAATTTCTTACAATTGCATAAAGAAATAAATTACTGATGTTATATACTTTTTCTCCTAATGAATGTGTAGAAGCTACAGTAGTTACAAAATTTGATTCATTATACAAATCTCCTAATTTTGTATTACCACTAACACCTCTAGAACATTCTAGGAGTTCATTACCACTTCTACTAGCATAAAATATAATTTCTTCACCAATTCTTACGTATCCATTCTTTTCTGGAAATGAAGAACCATCTACAAGAGTAATAGATGTATCTGTTGAAGTTAATGATAATGCTAATTCATCATTTTGCTTAAGTAAATTCTTTTCATAATAATCAATATCCATATACTTTTGGATATTGGTAATTACATCTAATGGAGCACCTTGTACTTCCTGAGATTCATAATATTTTTGCACAAACTTACTAAACATCTCATATTCACTTGAGATGAATTCTGGTAATTGAGATTCAATAAGAGTAGATATTCTTTTAGTCTTTACGGTCATTTAATTACTCTTTGTAAGCTGTAAAACTTGAATTAGCAATATCAACATCTAGATAAACTTCTCGTACTGCCCTCACATCATTAGATTCTGGGCTTATTCTTACAGATATTCTATTATCAGAAAAACTACCTTTAATGATAGTCACATCATACATTCTTAATTCACCTTTTTGATAATCAATATCACCAAGTTCTTCGTTAAGAACTACTTTTTCGCCATTTAACGAGTCTAGTCTATATAGGACAATTTTGCCATTTCGGTCTTCAATATAAACATCATAATTTGGATATTCAGTAACCCTAAACCCTGTACTGGTCAAAACTGGATCATCACAATCAGTCTCAAAAGCATTCTGAAAACATATCTCATAATATGTCTTTGTGTTTAGTTGTGGAATAAAATCTTTCCTCATTTTAATAGAGGTTAAGTTAGAATTTATACTACGATCAGAATTATCAATAACACCTACAATTTTACTATATCTAAATTTACCATTAAACTTTTCAATATCAGAATCATCAAGATAATCTTGTACAGATCCAATAACTTTATCTCTAATTTGTGCTTCTGTCTGATCTGTTGTATTACTATTGTAATAGATCTTACTAGTTAACTCAACATACAATACAGATGGATCAATAATTACAGGTTCAATTGATGCAATTGTATATTTTTTCAAATCTAAAATAATATTTGCTTTTGTAGTTGATGTTAAATATGCAGCATTTGTTGGTTTAATTACAAGAAATACTTTTCCATATTCTGGTGGATCTTGATCCTCTCCACCAAAAATAATAATATCACTAATTGATGGATAAACATTCCTTACAATTGCACTATAATCTTGTGCAGTTACTGCACGATTCTGTGTACTATATGTCTTTGGTGCATTATATTTAATCTTCTCAGTAGATTCTTTATCCTCACCACCAGCAGATGCTATAGTAGAATTAATTGTTACTTCATAAGAATTTGGTGTTACACCATCTGGATTCTCTAATACACCAGAAAATACAAATGTTTTTACACTATTTGATTCTGGTCCACTAGTTGTAATATACGATACTTCAATTCTAGAATTATTGTCTAACTTCTTACCAATAACTCCATCACCAAATAATATCTCATAACGATCATCTTCTACCTCATCAAGAAAGAAAATCTTTGATTGTCCATCAACACCTAATATATTGTCAGAAATTAAATATTCTTCACTAAATGATCCTCCTGTAGGAAAAACATTTACTCTGATGGTATTAGTGTCAATATTTGGATTGTCTAAAATAAATCTCTGTGTACTTAATGCAGTATTGATTGTATACGTATTTGTAATTAATGTTCCCTCTCTTAATGGAACATTTGAATATACTGCTTGATCATTAACAACTTGACCAGTAACATCTTCAGTTGCAATGTACTGATAAATGTTATTATCAAATGAAGTAATAAATCCAGTACCTCTTCTTAATATTAACTCCCTATCAGTTGTTGGTGTATTATAATCAATCGTGAAGTTAATATAAGCAGTTGGTGATGTAATACTTTTGGGTCTATACCCTAATTGCTTCGCAATTGCTACCACATTGTCCCTTAACGTGGCAGAATCTATGAATAGTTCATTTACCACCATATTGGTGTTAAATGCCGTATAATACGTATTATACGCTAATGTGTCAATTAATACTGATAATGCTGACCCTTCAAAATCATAATCAGTAAAATCTGATTGTGCCCTAAGATATTCTTTTAGAGCTAATTTAATATCTTCAAAATCTAAATTTGCAACCTGTGTATATGGCATTATCGTGTACGCTCTAGAAAGAATTCTACTGCTATTGGTGCATCATCTCTTCCAATAATAGTATATGATAACTCAACTTCATATCCATTATTCAAATCATCAGGTATACACAAAATATTATCAACACTAATTCTTGGTTCGTAACGATTTAATGTATCCCTTATCTCAGATTTGATAATACCTGCAGTACCATAATCTAATGGTTCAAATAATGCATTCTGTATCCCACAACCTAACTGAGGCTGAAATGGTCTCTCACCTTTCCTAGTAAGAAGCAACACTGTTATTGCCTGAACAATAGCAGCTTTATCTTTTACTGTTACTAGATCATTAGAAACAGGATGCTTCTTAAATGTAACACTCAAATCTTTGAATGTCTGAAAGGTTGGCATTTAGACACAACAATAGACTGCAATTATTTATTCATTCGGTCCAATGCTCTACATAATCATCAAATCCTCCAGCACCTCCACAAGGGCGTTCTAGGCGGTCTTCAGGCATTGGATATAGTTCATCCTTCTTTTTCTTACTGGATGCCTTTCCTGACGCTTTTAGATACTTCTCACTATCAGTCTCGGTGATTAATGTCATCCCTTCATTAATAAAGTCTTGACTTTTGTCTACTGGATACAATCCCATCATAGCCCCCGCTATAAATTTGTTCTAATAGAACTTTTAATGGGGTTTCTATCCCATTACCTTAATTTATTTCCAATGATTATTTGGTCTCTCCCACCAAAAATGTAAGTCCTCTACCTTATCATCATAATATAGTGAAACCATATCACTCTTATATTTACTACCAATATTCTCGCAAAGTGATAAAGTATAATAATTCTTCTCTGAAAACTTCTCCATACTACTAGTAATCCAACTGTAGTTCCCACCTCGGATAACGCCTGCCTCACATAATACAAAGTTATCCCAATCTAATACCCACTCCGCAAAATCTAACTCAAAATTTAACTTGTACTGGGAAGGATCTTCATCTGGAAATGGCACATTCACTGCCTCAATATGAAAAATCTCCCGATCCATTGTTAATGAATGCGAGAGATGTTGTGTCACAATACTTGAATAATCAGGAGAAACACACAAAAAACATGTCTTACTTGGATGTATATCCCAATCTGACATCTTGATCTTGTATGACATCTCCTGAATGAGTGCCATCTCTTTATCCTGTGAGATGAACAGTAAATCTTTCATTACTTCCCTTGCCCTCTATATGCTTTTCGTGCCTTGTTACGACTAGTCGCAGCATATTTAGTATGCTTCCCACTACCTTGTCGTGTGTTCTTTGGCTGAGACTCAATAATCTGCTTCCCACTAATACCAATCTTGCTTCGTGCCATAATTATACTCCTATTGTTTGTGTTCCAATCTCTATTGTAGGATAACTAAAAGGCCCTGTCAAGGTCCTTGGTGTGCCTATCCCTATAATTAATTCTGCCTCGTCACCAGTAACAGCAAATAATTGCCCATTAATAAAC